TCAATTAAACTTTGAACGATTTGAACAAGGCATTAAGAACATGCAGAGTCTTCTTATTAATAAATTTGAGTACGTTAGGTCAACTGTTGTTCTTAGACCACGTGGCTCTATTAGCTTTATGTCTGGTGTTATTTAATGCCTGATAGCTCACAAACACAACCAGTTGCGTTTAACTGTGAGGGCGGTTTAGTTTTAAACCGTTCTAGTTTTCTTATGCAACCGGGAGAGGCAATAGAACTAGAAAACTTTGAGCCTGATATTTCAGGTGGCTATCGTAGGATTAATGGCTTTAGTAAATATGTAAATCAGGTAGTCCCTAGTACAAATAATACTGCTGAACAGCCTTTAATGATTACCTTATTTGCAAACAAAGTAGTAGCTGCTAGAGGAGAAAGAATTTACTCTACTGGTTCTACCACACTAACAATTCGTATTGCTTCAAATGCAGCTATGACAGGCGCAGGACAAATTAGTGTTGATTCTACTTTAGGTTTTTCTTCTAGTGGTGGATTGCAAATTAACTCAGAAATATTTACTTACACAGGTATTACCTCAAGTTCTTTTACAGGAGTTACTAGAGCTACCTCAAGCACTACTGCTGCATCACACATAAAAAGTAATGTAGTCTCAGAAAATTGGACACAAAGAGCTACAGATAGAACTAATGCTAACAAGTATCACTTTGAAAGATACAACTTTGATGGCAATGAAAAACTTATTTGTGTAGATGGTGTTAATGCCCCTGTAATATTTAATGCTGCTATGGCTGCATCTAATGTTAGTGCAAGTGCAGTGGCAGGTTCAACTGTTGTAGTTGCATATAGAAACCATATGTTCTATGCAGGTAAGTCTACTACGCCACAAGAAATAATTTTTAGTGTCCCTTTTGATGAAGATAATTTAACTGATTCAGGTACAGGCAGTATTAAAGTTGATGATACAGTAGTTGCACTAAAAGTTTTTCGTAATAGTTTATTTATCTTTTGTGAAAATAGAATATTTAAACTTACAGGTTCCACTATTACTGACTTTGCAGTAGAACCAGTAACAAGAAACATTGGTTGTATCAATAGCTTTACCGTACAGGAATTTGCAGGTGATTTAATCTTTCTTGGTCCTGATGGACTGCGTACTGTTGCTGCTACTGCACGTATTGGTGATACAGAACTTGGTACCATTAGTAAGAATATTCAATCCATATTTGATGAAAACATTAAGGATGCTGCGTCTTTTGACAGTGTAGTTATACCAGATAAAACACAGTATAGAATATTCTTTAATAAAGATGGTCAGTCAGAAAGTCTTTCTAGAGGAGCAATTTGTGTCCTTAAAAAAGAAGCTTTTGAGTTTTCAACTTTATTAGGTTTACAGACCACTTGTACAGATTCTTTTGTAGAAGCAGGTGATGTAATTGTACTTCATGGTGATGGTAGTGGATTTATACAAAGACAAGAAGTAGGAAGTACTTTTGATGGAACAATTATAGCAGGTAAATATAGAAGTCCTGATATGGCTTTTGGTGATCCCGGCATACGAAAACACATGCAAAAAGTTATTATTAACTACAAGCCTGAAGGAAGTATTGACACAGACTTATTTGTAAGATATGATAACGAAAATAAAGATTCTTCAAGACCAGCAGTATACCCTTTTGATACATCTAATTTAGCAGCATCATATGGCACTGCAGCATACAGTACAACTTCTAGTACAACTCAATTTGCTTATGGTGGGGGGCAAGAACCTCTTGATAGGCAAGCAGTAGAAGGTTCAGGTTTTTCTGTTGTTTTAAGGGTAGAAGACGATGGGGAAAGTAATCCGTATTCACTTAAAGGGTTTCAGCTAGAGTATCAATTAGGAGCAAGACGTTAGATGGGTGCTACATATACAAGACAATCAACATACGCAGATGGTGATACCATTACGGCAGATCACACTAATGATGAGTTTGATCAGTTACTAGCAGCCTTTGCAGCAAGTACAGGTCACACACATGACGGTACTGCAGGTGAAGGTGGGCCAATTAGTTCATTTGGTAGTCATGCTATTACCTTTGGTTCTGGTACATCAGGTACAGACATATCAGTAAACTTTGATGGTGAAAGTAATGATGGTCTTTTTAAGTGGATGGAGGATGAGGATTACTTTGAGTTTTCTGATGATTTACTTATTGCGTCAACGGAGAAGATTCAGTTTCGTGATACTGCTATCTATCTTAATTCTAGTGCTGACGGTCAACTTGACATTGTAGCAGACACAGAAGTACAGATTGCTGCTACTACCGTAGACATTAACGGGGCTGTTGATATATCTGGCAATCTTTCTATTGGTGGCAATCTTGATGTTACAGGTACATTTGATTTAAGTGACTCTAACTTTACCAATGCTGGTGATATACAACTAGACAGTATTTCAGGTGATGGTGACACTAACACAAGTATTACTTTTAGTGGTTCTGATGTAATTACATTTACTAATGGTGGTGAAACACAGCTTACATTTAACAATGGTTCTATTCTTCCTACTACAGATAATGATATAGACTTAGGCTCTAGTTCACTAGAGTTTAAAGATTTGTACATTGATGGTACAGCACACTTAGATGCTATTAATTTTAATGGTACAGTTATCGCCTCCACTGCTGCTGAACTTAATATCCTAGATGGCGTAACAGCTACGGCAGCAGAACTTAATATCTTAGATGGTGTTACTTCTACTGCAGCAGAGTTAAACATTCTTGATGTAAGTAATAGTACAATAGGTGATTTAACAGAGATAAGTACTGCAGCTAATGATGATGTACTCATAGCCCTTGATACTTCGGGTGGTGGAATTAAAAAGATTACTAGGAGTACTTTCCTTGCTGGCTCTGGTTCAAGCTCAGATATAGCTAACGTTGTAGAAGATACCAGCCCACAACTAGGTGGCAACCTAGATATGAACGGTGCTGACATTGTTACAACTTCTAATGCTACACTAGACCTAGCACCTAATGGTACAGGTACAGTAGTTGTACGTGGTAACACTAACTCAGGTGCTATTGTATTTAACTGTGAGAGCAACACCCACGGCCAAAAAGTAATTGCACAACCACACTCTGCAAGTGTTACAAACACTATGCTTTTACCTGCTGGTGCTAACTCTACTTTAGTATCACTTGTATCTACAGACACACTAACAAACAAAACTTTAACCTCTCCTAAGATTAATGAAGATGTAGCAGTAACTTCAACAGCTACAGAGTTAAATGTATTAGATGGTATTACTGCTGTTGTAGGAGAATTAAACGCATTAGACTTAGGTAGTACAGCAGTAGGTACAGCCATTGCATCTAAAGCTGTTATACTTGATTCTAATAAAGACTACACTGGTATTCGTAACTTAACAATATCAGGTGAGATTGATGCGGCTACTGGTGACTTTAGTGGGGCTGTAGATGTAGCTGGTGCATTAACTAACGGTTCTACTCTTGTGTCCACAGGTAAAATTACAGCAGATGCTGGTATAGATATTGATAACTTTAATATTGATGGTACTACTATTGCTTTATCTTCTGGTGATATGGTATTAGATGGTGCAGCAGATATTATTTTAGATGCTGCTGGAGGTGATTTTAAGTTTAAAGTAGGTGGCACAGAAATACTAAATATTACTAACTCTTCTAGTGACGTTATTATTAAACCTATTGTAGATGCTAAAGACCTTATTTTTCAACAACGTGATGGTACAGAAGTAGCACGTATTGAAGACAATGGTACTTTTAATGTTGTAACAGATAAACTTGCTATTAATGGCACTGCTGTTACTTCTACTGCTGCTGAGTTAAATCAACTAGATGGAGTAGTAGCAAAAACTGCAGGTAAAGAAACCATATGGATTCCTGCATCAGCTATGCAACCTACTACTTCTAATGGTTGTGCTGCACTTACTACAGTAGAGACTACATCAGGTAGACCAGACTTAGTTGTATTAGACTTTGATAAAGACAGTGATGAGTTTGCACAGTTTAGTGTAGCATTTCCTGTATCATGGAATGCAGGTACTGTAACCTTTCAAGTCTTTTGGGCTGGTATTGCAGCTACA